ATAAGGCAGCCCTTGCAAGTCAAACAAAAGCAGAGTACCAGTATATGTCTGGACCAAACTTATTTAAGAAACAATTAGAAAGATCACAGGCTGAAGCAGACCTTCGTGAAAAACTTATTGATATGCAATTTGCACCACAAATTAAAAAAGAAAATGATGCATTGGCTGTTCAAGAAAAAAGATTAGCAGATATAAATACACAAATTGAAAAAGTTACAAAATCACAGGTTGAGCCTATCCAGGCAGTAATTGACAGTAACAACTTAGCCCTTGATAAAATTGCATTAAAAGAAGATGCTATTAATGAAAAATACAACAAACAAGTAGAGGCATTAGATAAAATTGCATCTATTAATCAAGACATTGCAAACATTCAAAGACAAAGATTGTCAATTGCAGATGCACTTACTCGTGGTGACATTTCAACAGCAGCACAATTAATGCAAGATGCAAGAGCAGAGCAAGCACAGTCTGCAGTAACTGGACAAAAAGAAGCATTAACTACAACTCGTGATGCTGCTATTGCAGCGCTTGGAAGAAATGCAATTGAAAAACAAAATAAAGAACTTCAGTTACAAATAAATATAATTGAAGCAACACAATTAAAAACTTTAGAAGCACAAAAACAAACTATTGAAGATACAATTACTTCAATTAATGCAAACATTACAGCATTAAATAGTCAAGTTGCTGTTGCAAAAGAAGGCGCTTTATATTCTGGAAAAACAAAACAAGATATTGATGACCTTGATGATTTAATTGCTAAAGCAACAGCAGCAGGAATACCATTTACAGCAGAATTATTAAAACAAGCAGGAAGTGCACAAGCATTAGCAGCAGCATTACAGTTGGCTCTTTCTACACAACAAAAACTAGGGTCTGGTGCAACAACGATTGATGAAATTAAAGCAGGAGCAAAGGCTGGAACAATCACAGCACAAACAATAACACCAGCACAAACGGCAACAGTTCTACAAAGTATTAAAGATATAAATGCAAGCGTAAAAGATAAAATTGCACAATTAAATAAAATAACGCAAAAGAAAATGTACGGCGGGATGATTTCTAAATACATGGCATTTGGTGGTAAGGCTGTAGGATCCGATACTGTCCCAGCAATGCTAACCCCTGGAGAGTTTGTAATGAACAAGGGAGCATCAAAAGCCTACGGACCATTGCTTGAAAGAATAAATGAATCTAAGTATCCTGGAATGCTTGGCGGAGGCGGTATGACTCAGATTCCAGTAAATAACATTTCAACATCTATGAATGATAACTCAACGGCAGTGTATAATTATAATCTAGGATTTAGTATTAATGGTGCTAATGGAAGCGCTAAAGATATTGCCAATGCAGTAATGAGAGAAATTAAAAATGTTGACTCACAAAGAATTAGAGGGCAGAGGCGATAATGGCTACTAGTGCTTATTTAACAGGTAGACGCAGATATACTAGACCGCAGGGTATATTGTGGTCAAACAACGCTGGAACCCTCTCCAATGGCTTATACGTGCCTATTGGGGTAGAGGTAGGAGCCTCCACAACAGAAACAGATCCAAACCTTCTAGATCAGTTTATTATTTTATCTGATCATAATAGAGGAGATATGCAATTTAATACCCAGCGAATTGAGCAACGTCAAAGAACTATTAATGGTCGCATGCGTTCATATCACATTGCCGATAAATTAACTATGTCTGTATCTTGGAACATGCTGCCTTCAAGAGGGTATTCAGGATTACCGAATTTTAACTCAACAACAGGAGTATCACCAAGTGAAGGATCTACAACAGAGTACACAGCAGATGGTGGAGCAGGTGGCGTAGAACTTCTTGATTGGTATGAAACACATCAAGGTCCATTCTTTATGTATCTTGCTTATGACAAATATACAAACCTAGAAGGCCAAACTTATGAATATACTGGTTTGAACAGATACAATCAGATTATTGAAGTTTATTTTGCAGATTTTAATTATTCCGTCGTAAAGCGTGGGGCAACAAATCATGACCTTTGGAACATATCGGTAACCCTGGAAGAAGTTTAAATGTTTGAAAGTACCGACCTAAAGAATCACTTTGAAACATCTGGAACAATACAAACAGAATCACTAGTTCTGGCTGAGTGGAATATGAATATGCCAGATAATATATTTAAACTTGGAAATTACAGATATAGATCTCAAGAACAAAACTCTCAATTCTTAACAATACCAAATACATTTGATAGCGCAGATGCTGGATTATTTTACACTGGAGCCACAGATGCAGACGTTGTTATTGATGGAGGGTTTGAGAATAATGGAACACCACAAACTTTTACATCTGTAAAAGAAAAAAATAAACTTTTATATTCATTAGAAGATTGCATAAAGCCATTTAGACCAAGATCTGGCATTAACAAGGCAGTTGCCTTTAAAGGTAAGTTTCTGTCAAACTCTGGTAGCGATCTTGCTAGAAGGCCAAGATATTATATGGCATCACGCTATGACCAATTTAAGTACTTTACATCTTTTAGAACTGAAGACGGGATTGAAAGAGGTATTGCTAAAACAATAGTTAATGGCAATTACTATATAGATGATGCTGCGCCATTTGTAGTTTATAAAGAAAATGTACCAGCAAACCGAATTATTATAAAGATGCAAACCAATGTTGGAGACATAAATCTGGGAGACTTTACTGATATATCTAGAACTTTTGCAGATCCATTTTTTGGTAATGAAAATAAAACAACTCCAACAAGATGGAAAGTTCAGTACCTTGAAGGAAATAACTGGATAGATGCTTATGTCTTTACCGAAAATGATGTGCGTGATGATGGATCTCCAATAATTACTCATGATGGATACGTTGAATTACAGTATAGAATAAAAAACATCCCAACCAATTTTAACGATAGTTTCATTCATGTTGAGACTCTTTCTTCGTCTACACTTTTACCAGATCAATCAATAAATGGATATGCATATCTAGTTATCTCAAACGTGGGAGACGCTGGAACATATTATGTTTGGAACGGTACCACTGAAACATATGATACATTTACTCCTGTTTATGGATGGGTATTGGGTAGTGAGCAGATTGATAATAAGACAACATTTGTTACAGACTTAACGAATCCATTATCATTTCAAGAAACAACAAATGGACAAACTGTTTATAGAGAGTTTCAAAATGTTCGTGGGCTAAGAGTTGTAGTAGAAAGAATGAACAAGTTTGATTCTACCTTTGACTTAATTGAAATGTCACCAAGACTAGTTGTTGACATATCTGATAAAACAATAGAATATAGTATTAAAAAAATTCTTTCTGATCTTGGAACATCTGCTTTACCAGTAGGACAACTGCTTGCTTCAACTGGAAACATATCTTTGTTTGATGATGATCAAGCGTTTAATGACAACAACACTGCTAGCATAATTAGTGATTATGTTCGTAAAAACATTAAGTTTAATTTTTATGAAAAAATATTAAATGTAAGTGGCTTTGATTATTGGGTTCCAATTAAAACACTCTATTCTGATGGTTTTCCACAGGCAGACGTCACCGCTGGAACATTAGAACTATCGCTAAGAGACTTTTACTTCTTTTTAGAATCTATGCCTGCACCAAGAATGCTAGTGACAGAAGTGTCGCTTAGTTATGCAATTAGTTTAATCCTTGATTATGTTGGTTTTAGCAACTATGCATTTTATAGAACAACAAACGAACCAGATCCAATTATTCCGTATTTCTTTATTGCCCCAGATCAGACGGTAGCAGAAGTATTAAATCAACTTGCAGTGTCTACACAAACAGCAATGTTCTTTGATGAATACAATAATTTTATTGTAATGAGTAAAAACTATATGCTTCCAGACGTAAATGATAGAACTTCCAGCATGACTCTATCTGGATCTAACAACCAATCTGCTAGCGGTATTGTTGAAAACTTATCTTCTGGAACGCTTCCAAATATCATTTCAATTGCATCTCAAGATAAAAGAGTTTATAATAACGGAAAGATTAATTACACAACTAGATATATTCAAAGATCTTATGGATCTATTCGTCAAGCAAGCATGATTGATATAGATAAAACCTGGGTTTATAAGCCATCACTTCTATGGGAAGTATCTGGAACGGATTCAACTAAAACAATTAATGAGGTTGCATCTAAACAAGGAAAGTATGTTTTAGGAGCAATGCCTTTAAACTCTGATCTTACTGCATTACCACCAAGTGTTGTTAATCGTAAGATAGTAAACAATGTTTTTGATCTTGGAGAAAATGTTTATTGGCTTACAAGATATCAAGGATATTTTTATTCTAATGGAGAAGTTATTAGATATGATGCTGCACAATTTAATGTTACCCTTGCAATTTGGTATCCAATATTATCAGACGGTATAAACCTAAATGAATCTAAGCCAGAAATTGTTTTACCTGGAAGGTTAGCACCATCAAGTGTTATTGATGATTTAGATAAAAGAGTTGCAAATGGAGAAATTACAGAAGCACAAAAAGGTGAAGAAATTCAGGCATGGAGAGTTTCTCATAGACAGGGCAGTAGCAACGTATGGATTACTAATAATCAAGAGTATCAAAACTTTTTTAGATCATTACCCTTTAACGGAAAGATATACCCAACAGGCTTAGTAAGAATTTACACAGTTCCATTTTATGAACAAGTTGAGGGAGTTACTCGTTTACAGAACGGTGCAGTTTATGAACATGGCCGTGCTCAATTTGGAACAACAATAGCAAGTCATACTGCTGGTATAGATACTTATTGGTCAGACAATGCTTATGTCAGAGGCTGTGATATGGAAACTCAATATTTATTTACAACCACTTTACTTGAAGATATTTCTTTGCCAGCAACTACAACTGGAGCAGCAGGAGTTAATAACTCTAAAGCCCAACAAACATCAAGAGGTGGAACGATTAAAAACTTTATGTCTTCAAGTTATACAACTGAGACTCCAGTTAACTCAACCATATCTCCAAAAACTGGAACAATTCAATCATCAGCGTTAGTAATGAATGGACCAACTTTTGAAACAACTGAAACACCAATTGATTTAGTATCTTATGTCTATAAAGAATTAGATAATTCTTATAAGCATTTTGGAACAAGAATGCGTATTATTGGCAAGATTGAGAACAATGAACGTCGTAGTCAAACTCCAAATGGAAGCACAACGTATTATCAGGTTGCTGGAGTTCAACCAGATCAACCAGTAAGCATAGGTGGTGGCTCAGGGGGATTGGCAGTATTACTTAATCCAACAACAAACAACGGATATTATTTTGAAATTGCTGCATTGACAAGTGATAATATAGAGTCATACTTACAATTAGATAAAGATAATCAATCAGATATTTCTATCAACAATGTTGTTTTTTACAAAATTAAAAAAGATGCATCTAACAATAATGCAATTCCTGTAAAACTTTACGGAGGTCTAGCAAAGATTACGGTTGATGACGGTAGATTTACTGGTCAGTATAGGATGGCTGGTGAGGAAAATCCGACGGTATATGATTTAGCAGTAGAATATCAAGACATAGGAAAAACAAGAAGATTTTATCTATATATTAATAATCAATTAATTAAGGTTGTAGACGACACAGATCCCCTTCCAATTTATAATAACATGGCTCCGTTTGTTCGTGGTTCATCTAGAGTTATGTTTGAAAATATTTATGCTTTGTCACAGAACTATTCTCAAAACACTGTCTTCACAGTTGGAGAAACTCTATCCTCTGCTTTTGGGGATAACGAAATAAGTGCTAGCGAGTCTTTAAGAAAATATGCAATGAGCGGTATTGTTCAGGCAACTTACTTATCTGGAATTAGTGCTCAGCAACCACCTAAATATAATTTATACTTTGACGAGTTTGGCTCAATAATGAGAGAGTGTGCTTACTTTGATGTTAAGTATGATCGTGCATACCCTGCACTTTACGCTAAGTTATCCCCAACATTTAATAATATTAAAGGCTACGTCTCATCTGGGTTTTATGCAGACTCATACGGTGCTGAATTTTTAATATTTAATGCTACAGATACAGCCTTAAATCTTGACGAAACAAGCGGTAACTATCTAAGAATTCAGGGCGTTACATTTACACAAGATACTACCCACGAGTTAACAGTTGATGAATACTTTAAAAAACGTAGTAATTTTTCTAATCCATTACTGACTGGATCTTCTCAGATTGTTTCTCCGCAAGTTGAGAAACAAAGGTTTGACGAAATTAAAAGAAGCAGAATGATTTATGGAAATAATGAATTTACTTTAGATACCCCATACATACAGACACAAGATGATGCAGAAAACTTAATGGGCTGGATGATAGACAAACTTATGGTTCCTAAAAAATCAGTTGGTTTAAAAATATTTGCAACTCCAACAATTCAACTTGGAGACATTGTAACAATTAACTATAAAGATTCTAATAACTTAGATCTAGTTACTTCCGTTGACTCTAGATTTATAGTATATAATATTGAGTATGCAAGAAAAATAAATGGCCCAGACATGACACTTTATTTGGCGGAGGTATAACATGGGTGCTTTAGATTGGGCAAATTATGAACGACAAAAGTCAGAGCAGTCTAACGATACAATTAGTACCGCAATAGATGCTGCAAAGACAGCAGAAGCAATAGCAATTGTTGGAGCAGAGCAAGTAGCAGCAAGAGGTGGAGTAAACGCCCAGGGATATTTTAATGATGTTCCTGCATATCAACAGTTAACTGCAAATGAAAGAAAATCTGTAACGCTAGCAAATGGCCATATAGATTCTATGGGAATGCTTGCAATTTTAAATAGAAAAGAAGCAGAATATTTTGGAAGATCTTCAGACTCTGGGATTATAAAAGCAACAGCCCCATCATCTGTAAGTATTACAGCAACACCTCCAGCACCAGAACCAGAAATGTTTTCTGCAAGAATGTTTGAGGCATCACCACCAGTTAAAACAGCGACTTTAGACATTATATTATTTGATGAAGAGTCTGTTCCTACGGATGGAATGTTTGATCAGATATTTGAAAATATTGGCGGTCAAGAACTAATTAGCATAACAAGGTCTGATATTGTTAATGGACAAAAAATATCCTATCAGCCAATAAAAAACCTTTCAGCCATTCAACAAAGGTATAATCCAAACAATATCCTTAGCCTACAGCAAACCGCAGATAAATTTTTTGCTGGATTCTCAATTAAACTAGAAGACAAAATTCCAGAAACTGGCAACGGTACTAATGGAGAAAACGTATACCTTAACGCAGTAGGAGACTTAATTATTGAATTTATTAACGTAAATCCTGACGAACAAGTAGAAACACAAATCAGCGTAAGTGGTACAATATATGAAGCAGATCTTGGAGACTATGCCTCATGATAACTAATACTGGTAAATCTATTATTGCAAAGTATTTACTTGGACAGGCCCCTGCCTATGCCTCGTATATTGCTATTGGTTGTGGTGCTACTCCACTAGATACCGCCGATGAAATTGGAGATTATTCAACAAAAACAAATTTAGATTTTGAGATGTTTCGTGTTCCAATATCTTCTAGAGGTTTCGTAAACGAAGACGGTGTAGACAAAATTGTTCTAACAGCAGAACTCCCAACAGAAGAAAGATATGAAATATCTGAAATTGGAATATATTCTGCAGGATCTAATCCATCAGCAGGAGCATATGATAGCAAAACAGTATTTGCATTTACACAAACAGAAAACTGGCAATATGTAACATCAGCATCAGCAGTAGCAATTGACACAGAGTCTGCTGCACTAGATGCCCCAAACTATGACAACGTTATTGCTGTAACAGATCCAGTATTCCAAACAAGCGCAGACAATCCAATATTTTTTAAATCACCAAGAGTTGCAAGATATGAAAGGCCAAGATTTTTAAATAATATAATTATGATAAAAGGCAACGAGTCTGACCTTGATATTGAATCTGATAGTGGTCCAACACAAGACACTTTTGCAATTGGAGCGGGATCAAACTATATTAGATTAAGCGGAGCAACAGTTGACTTTACAAAGAACTCTCCAACAGATGAATTAAGACTAGCATTCTCAATAGTAAACAGAGATGGAACATATGGCGCTGGCACTCAACCAGAAAGGGCTAGAGTTTTGGTTTCATTTGAAAATACAAGCGGAACAGAGTTTGCAAGGCTTGAAGCAGAAGTTGCTGATGATAGCAGTGGCGGACAATATGATTTTGCTACAGAAAGATATTTTGTTGTAAAAAAACAACTTCAAC